GTTTGGTGGGCGAGGCTCTGGAAAGTCGCATTGCTTTGCCGAGATGCTTATCGAAGAGCACATTGTGAATCCGTCTAGCCGGTCGGTTTGTGTTCGTGAGGTTCAGAAGTCGTTAGCTCAGTCAGTTAAACGGCTTCTTGAGATGAAGATCGAGCAGATGGGGGCCGGATCGTATTTTGAAGTGCAAGAGTCTGTCATTAAGTCACGCAAAGGCGATGGCTTGATTATCTTCCAGGGTATGCAAAATCACACGGCTGACTCAATCAAATCGCTGGAAGGTTACGACCGGGCGTGGGTTGAGGAAGCTCAAAGCTTGAGCCAGCGCAGCCTTGACCTGCTTCGTCCGACCATCCGTAAGCCTAGCTCAGAGCTTTGGTTCACATGGAACCCAAGTCAGGCTAGTGATCCGGTTGATCATTTATTGCGTGGCCCAACGCCACCCCCTGATTCTGTGATTCTGCCCGTCAATTACGATGACAATCCGTGGTTTCCTGAAGTGTTGCGCGCTGAAATGGAATACGACAGGCGACGCGACCCGGACAAGTATTCGCATGTCTGGCTCGGTGGATACCTGCAAAACAGCACAAGCCGGGTGTTTATCAACTGGCGAATCGAAGAGTTTGACGCACCGAAAGACGCAGTGCATCGGCTTGGCGCTGACTGGGGGTTTGCCAGCGACCCGACAGTGCTGGTGCGCTGCCACATTGCTGGGCGTACGTTGTACATCGACCACGAGGCTTACATGGTCGGTTGTGAGATCGTGAATACACCCGATCTGTTTATGACGGTGCCAGAATCTGAAAAGTGGCCTATGGTGGCAGATAGCTCACGCCCTGAGACAATCTCTCACATGCGCTCGCATGGTTTTCCGAAGATCATGTCAGCAGTAAAAGGGGCAAAATCTGTTGAAGAGGGTATAGAATGGCTCAAGAGCTTTGATATTGTTGTGCATCCTAGATGCAAACACACGATTGATGAATTGACGCTGTATAGTTACAAAACAGACAATTTGACTGGTAAAGTCTTGCCTATACTTGAAGATAAAAGCAATCACGTTATTGATGCTTTAAGATATGCCTGCGAAAGCGTAAGGCGTGCCCAGCCTGATAAGAAACAAAGCTTTATTCCATTGCCAACAATCAACCGCTGGGGCGACAATACGCGCAGGCATTAAGGAAAAACACATGGCTCGAATCTCAAAAGACCAGTACCTTGCAAACCTGCACGCCGAGGCGCTGGCAGAGTTCGATAACATTCAATCTGCATTGCGCGATGAACGCCTGCAATGCCTGCAAGATCGGCGCTTTTACTCACTGGCCGGCGCGCAGTGGGAAGGCCCGCTTTGGGATCAGTACGAAAACAAGCCAAAGTTTGAGGTCAATAAGATTCACCTGGCCGTCATTCGCATCATCAACGAGTATCGGAATAATCGCGTTTCGGTGTCGTTCGTGAGCAAAGAAGGCGACGAATACGACAGCCTAGCAGATACCTGCGCCGGTCTTTATCGGGCCGATGAGCAGGACAGCGTGGCCGATGAAGCATACGACAATGCCTTTGAGGAGGCTGTCGGCGGTGGCTTTGGCGCGTGGCGCTTGCGTACCGAGTATCAGGATGATGAAGATCCAGATGATGACCGCCAGCGTATTTGCATCGAGCCGATTTTCGATGCAGATTCGTCCGTGTTCTTTGATCTTGAAGCCAAACGCCAAGACAAGTCTGACGCTAAAAAATGCTTCGTCATTACCTCGATGACGCGTGATGCGTATAAGGCGACGTGGGGCGATGATCCTACTAGCTGGCCGAAGATCGTGCATCAATCCGAATTTGACTGGTGCACACCAGACGTGGTGTATGTCGCTGAGTATTACCGCGTCGAGGAAAAAAGCGAGACGGTTCGCATCTTCCGCACGATCTCGGGAGACGAAGAGCGTTACAGCCAAGCTGATTTTGACGAGGACGAAGAGCTTGATGAGCGTCTTGTTGCCATTGGCTCAACAGAAGTGCGCTCGAAAAAGTACAAGGTAAAGCGCGTCCGCAAGTACATCATGAGCGGTGGCAAGATACTTGAGGATTGCGGATACATGGCAGGCAAGTGCATTCCCATTGTGCCTGTCTATGGAAAACGCTGGTTTGTGGATAACGTAGAGCGTTGCATGGGCCATGTGAGACTGGCGAAAGATGCCCAGCGGCTCAAGAACATGCAGCTATCAAAGCTTGGCGAGATCAGCGCATTGTCGAGCGTTGAGAAGCCTATCCTCACGCCTGAGCAAGTGGCAGGCCACCAGATGATGTGGGCAGAAGATAACCTTAAGGATTATCCGTACCTGCTTATCAACCCGATCACCGATGCCAATGGCAATATGACCGTTGGCGGACCTGTTGCTTACACCAAGCCGCCACAAATACCGCCAGCATTGGCGGGTTTGCTGCAAGTCACTGAACAGGACATGCAAGACATTCTCGGCAGTTCGCAGCAGGCCGACAAGATGGTGAGCAACATTAGCGGTAAAGCCGTGGAGATGATTCAGCAGCGGTTGGACATGCAAGCGTTTATCTACATGTCGAACTATGCCAAAGCCGTCAAACGCAGCGGTGAGATTTGGCTGTCGATGGCGAAAGAAATATACGGCGAAGAAAAGCGCAAGATGAAAGCCGTTTCCGAAGGTGGAGAGGTGTCGGCAATCGAGCTTTTGAAGCCCACTATCAACGAAGAGTCTGGCGAGATTGAGCTTGAGAATGACATGAGCGAGGCCGCGTTTGACGTGGCCGTAGAGGTTGGGCCGTCAAGCGCCAGCAAGCGTGCTGCTACGGTGCGTTCGCTCACTGGAATGTTGGCGATCAGCGATGATCCAGAAACCAAGCAAGTGCTGCAAGCAATGGCGATGATGAACATGGAAGGCGAAGGCATCAGCGACGTTCGTAAATTCTTCCGCAAGCGACTTGTTCGCATGGGCGTGATCGATCCGACTCCGCAAGAGGCTGAAGAAATGGCTGTGATGATGCAGGGCCAGCAGCAAGACCCGAATGCGGTATTCCTGCAAGCTGCTGCTGAGGAAGCTACTGCAAAAGCTGCCAAGGCTCGGGCCGATACCGTTAAGACGGTGGCCGATGCTGAGTTGAGCCGCGCCCGGACTGTGGAGACGCTGGCTAAAGTTGATATGGATTCGCAAGATCACGCGATTAACATGGCGCGTGAGATTGGTGGCGCTATTGCAGGACAAGTGCAACCGCTGCAATGATTTTTAGCGGCATCCACCCAGCCGCTTAAATGGGTGAGTTAAACGGGGGCTTTATGGTTCAAACGGCAGTGATGGATGAACAGGTCGAAATCGAGGAAGTCGAACAGCAGGAAGGCGAAGAACATCAGGATGAGCAAGTTGGCGATGAGAACGAATCCGTCGCAAACCAGAATGATGAACAGCCCGAAGAGCAGGCCGACGAACAAGACGAGATCGTTGTATCTATCGGTGAGGAATCGCCACCTCAGGAAGAAGAAACTCGTGCGCCTGAATGGGTTCGTGAGCTGCGGAAAGCAAACAGGGAAAAAGAGCGTCGTATTAAAGAGCTTGAGGCAAAGCTAACCCAGACAACTGAGACAAAGCCGGTTTCGCTGGGGCAAAAGCCTACGCTTGAATCTTTTGATTACGACTCTGACAAGTACGAAAGCGCGTTGTCTGACTGGTACGACCGCAAGCGAGAAGTTGATCTGCAAACAGAGAAGCAACGGCAAGCAGAGCAAGCGCAGCAGAAAGATTGGCAGGAAACGCTGGAAGCTTATGGCAAGGCGAAAGCCTCGCTAAAGGTGCGTGATTTTGAGGACGCTGAAGCTACGGCCCAAGAGACTCTCGACATTACGCAGCAGGGCATCATCGTGCAAGGGGCTGAAAACCCCGCCTTGGTTGTTTATGCGCTCGGCAAAAACCCTAAAAAGGTGAAAGAGCTTTCTTCGATTAAAGACCCCGTGAAGTTTGCCTTCGCGGTAGCAAAACTGGAGACTCAGTTGAAAGTTAGCAATCGCAAGGCGGCCCCGCCGCCAGAAAAAGTGGTCAAAGGTACTGGCCGCGTTTCAGGATCGGTGGACTCAACCCTTGAACGGCTGCGTGAAGAAGCTGCGAAGTCTGGTGATATGAGCAAGGTTATCGCCTACAAGCGGCAGATGCGCGCAAAACAAAACTAATTTAGTACTAATTTAGGAGTTTTTATCATGGCTAATGCCTTTAGCAAAGAAGAACGCGTTGCGTTTGAAGATATTCTGGAAGGTTTCCAAGACGCACTTGTGCTGTCCCGTAATGTGGCTGTCTATAACACCGACAGCACCATGATGGAGCGGACTGACAACGTCCTGTGGCGTCCCCAGCCTTACATCAGCCAATCGATTTCCGCAGCCCCTGGTGTGGACATCAGCGCGCAATACAAGAACTACACCCAGTTGGCTGTCCCGGCCACCCTTGGTTACAGCCAGTCTGTACCTTGGACGCTGAACGCTTTCGAACTGCGCGATGCGCTGCAAGAAGGTCGATTGGGCGATTCCGCCAAGCAGAAGCTTGCTTCCGACATTAACGTTGCGATCATGAACGTCGCTGCTGCTCAGGGAACCCTCGTGGTGGATCGTCCCCTGGCTGCAACTGGCTTTGATGATGTGGCGCAGTGCGAAGCCATCATGAACGAACAGGGCGTGCCGTCTTATGACCGTTACCTTGCTCTCTCTACCCGTGATTACAACGGCATGGCGTCTAACCTTGGCAATCGCCAGTTCCTCGGCGCTGGCAAGACCTTGACCGCATACGAACGCGCTTATGTTGGCATGGTGGCGTCTTTTGACACCTATAAGCTTGACTACGCCAACCGCATCACCGCTGCCGCTGGTTCCGGTATCACGATCAACACCGCCAACGGTTCGCAGGAATACACCCCTTCTGCCACTACGAACTCTGTGGCTGGCGTGCTGAACGTTGATAACCGCTTCCAGACCGTTACCGTGTCTAGCACCACTGGCGTGGTCGCTGGCGATGCCTTCACCATTGACGGTGTGAATGCTGTTCATCACATCACCAAGGGCGACACCGGCCAGCTCAAGACCTTCCGCGTGATCTCGGTCAATACTCCCACCACCATGACCATCAGCCCGCCGATCATCGCGGCTGCTACTACGCCGACCGATGCTGATTACCAGTATCAGAACTGCGTGATTACCGCTGGCGACAGCACAGCTAACATCAACTTCCTTAACATCGTTGGTGCTCCTATCAACGTGTTCTGGCAGAAAGATGCGCTGGAAATCCTGCCTGGTCGTTACGCTGTTCCGGCTGATGCTGGCACCGCTGTGATGCGTGCTGCTACCGATCAGGGTATCGAGCTGGTGATGCAGAAGTGGTACGACATCAACACCATGACTACCAAGTATCGTTTGGACACGCTGTTCGGTGTTGTGAATAAGCAGCCCGAAATGTCCGGCATCATGTTGTTTGGTCAGACCGCTCCGTAATTGAGGTGATGTAACGGAAAGGGGGCTCGGCCCCGTTCTCATTTAAAGGGTAAAATATGACTCTGAAAA